TTACTTGGCCTCGCGGATTTCGAAGCGGGTGGTGCCGTGTGTCCAAGGGTTGCTCCGCTCCTCGATTTCGAAGCGGCGCTTCATGGCCTGTGCCTGCTCGAGGGTCTTGGTGCCGCCGACCAGACAGCCGTTGCTGTTGTAGATGTGCCAGCGGACGCCGATGTGCTTGCCGTAGGCGATGGCCTGATTCCGGTTCATCATGGGGTGTACCTCCTTGGGCTGTGTGCCCTGCTTGATTTGGAAGCTGGTGTGGCTTCCCGCGACCGGGCGGTTCCTGTGCCCGGTTTCGGCCCGGTGCCGCCGGGCCATCATCAGGCGGGTCGGTTTCAAAGCTGTATCCTCCCGGGTGTGCGCCGCCGGGTTCAGGAGGCCCGGCGGGTGGTCTCAGCACCGTTCCTCCAAGCCGCGTTGCCGGGCATGTGCTTCAGGAGGTGTGTGCGGGCGGTCTTAAACTCCTCGCCGTTCATGCCCAGCCGGAGGAGCCAGCACCGGAAGGTGTACGCCGGGTTGTCGGTGACCGGGCGGGCCGGGCTTGCGGAAGCCACCGTCAGGGCTTGGTGGGAAATCGCGAGGCAAAGCTGGATGTAGGCCTTGACCTCTCCGGCGTGAAGTGTGCTGTTGAAGGCCCGGAACTCGATGGTGCCCTTCTGGAAAACGCTGTGCAGGTTCAGCAGGTGGTACCGGGAGGGGTCGTAGTGCTGGTGTGCGTGGTACTCCCAGCACATGTCGTCGTACCAAATCCGGGCGAAATCCTCGGAGGTCGCGGGCTTCCGGCGGTTCAGGGTCGCGAGGAAGTGTGGGTCGACGGGCTGGCACCAGCGGCTCCGGCGCTCCGGGCTGATTTGGAGGGCTTGGGTCAGGAGGTCTTCCTTGGCGTTGACCAAGTTGACCAAGTTCCGCAGGGTTTTGGGGGTGTGCTCCCCAAGGCCGACGTGTACGTGGATGCCGCAGGAGGGGTCGGCGTGTGCCCCAGCCGCCCGGAGGGCCCGGACGCAGGCCTGCACCGTTTCGATGTCTTCCCAGCGGCAAATCGGGCTGACGAACTCTGTGCCTTGGTCGCGCGGCCCGGCGATGCTCGCGTCGCTGACCAGCTTCCACCGCCGCCCGTCCAGCGCGGTGACCTCCCAAGCGTCGTAGGAACCGCCCGTGTGCCGGAAGGTCGCTCCTTCGCCGAGGGTTTCCGCGACCACCTGCGCGGCCAGCTGGCGGGTGATGTGGTTCATTTCGATCTCGATGCCGAAGGTCTGGGTTTTCATGGGGGTCTCCTTTCTCCCGGCGGCGGCTTCTCCCGCCCGGCCCGGCTGTGCCTTCTGGGCGGTTTCCCGCCCGGCGCGTACATCCATCACTCTGCCGGGCCGAAAAGTCAACGGTTTTTTTTGCGAAAAAGGAGGCCGCGCTTCCTTATACATGCGCGTAGGGGCCGGAAAAAAACCCGGTTTTTTTTCGCCGGGCGGGCGGTTTTTCGCCGCCCGGGCGGGCACACCGACCCGCCGCCCGGAACCGCCGCCGGGCACACTTTCCGACTTTGCTCTGGTGAAGTCCGGGCGGGCGGCGCTTCTTCGCTTTGCCGTGAAGAAGTCCGGCGGGCGGCACACTTCTCCACTTTGCTCTGGCGAAGTCGCCGGGCAGGTCGGTGTGCCCAGCCGCCGGGCCGAGGTGTGCCCGGGAGGGGGCGGTCAGATCCCTGGGTGTGCCTGGCGGAGACCGCGCCCCCCTCACGCGTGAATTTCCGACAAATTCGGGGGTGGGGGTATCGGCCCGCCCGGACATCAAAAAAGCCGCCCCGAAGGACGGCAGAAGGAGGAACCGTGAATACGAATCTGAACATGCAGACCATGCCCATTGACCGGCTGAAGCCTGCGAAATACAACCCCAGGAAAGACCTGAAGCCGGGCGATCCCGCGTATGAGAAGATCAAGCGCAGCCTGCACGACTTCGGGTATGTCGATCCCATCGTCTGGAATGAGGTGACGGGCAACATCGTAGGCGGTCACCAGCGTTTCAAGGTGCTGAAGGCTGAAGGCGCGACCGAGGTGGACTGCGTTGTGGTGCACATCGAGAACCCTTCGGATGAAAAGGCGCTGAACATCGCGCTCAACAAAGCCACTGGCGACTGGGAGCCCACGGCCCTGGCTGACCTGCTGCAGGATCTGCAGAACGCCGGATATGATCTCGGCGCGACAGGCTTTGACGCTGCCGAGGTGGATGATCTTTTCTCCAAGGTGCATGACAAGGATGTGCATGACGATGACTGTGAGATTGATCCGGAAACAGTCAACGTATATGTACAGCCCGGTGACATCTGGACGCTGGGCAGGCACCGCATGATGTGCGGGGACAGCACATCGCCGGATGCAGTGGACGCGCTCATGGACGGCATCAGGGCCAACCTGGTCGTGACCGATCCACCCTATAACGTGGCGTATGAGTCCGCTGACGGAAAGAAGATCCAGAACGACAGCATGGCAGACGAGCAGTTCTTCGCCTTCCTGCTGGCCGCTTTCCAGAACATGGCGGCGCATATGGCCGAGGGCGGCAGCGCCTACATCTTCCATGCGGATACCGAAGGACTGAACTTTCGCCGGGCTTTCAAAGAGTCCGGCTTTCATATTTCCGGGGTATGCATCTGGGTGAAGAACAGCCTGGTGCTGGGCCGCAGTCCATACCAGTGGCAACACGAGCCCGTGCTCTACGGCTGGCTCCCCAACGGGAAGCACAAGTGGTTCGCCGACCGGAAGCAGTCCACCATCTGGAATTTCGACAAGCCCAAGAAGAGCGCTGACCATCCGACCATGAAGCCGATTCCGCTGCTGGCGTATCCGATTAAGAACAGCAGCGCACCGAACGCCGTGGTTATGGATCTGTTCGGCGGCAGCGGCTCCACCCTCATCGCCTGCGAACAGACCGACCGGATATGTCGGACGATGGAGCTTGATCCGAAATACGCGACAGTAATAGTGGAGCGTTTCCACCTGGAATACCCGGATCAGGAGATCATGGTGCTGCGGGACGGGCACACTATTTCCTACAGTGATGTCACACAGCCCACATAACATGCCCATAGAAACACACTTTTCAAGAGAAACGGAGGTGAAACCAGATGGCCACCAGAGGAAGAAAGCCCCTGCCCACGGCCCTGAAAGAACTGGAGGGTGACCGTGGCAAGGGCAGACGACCGCTGAACAAGGATGAGCCGACGCCGCCCCAGGACAACGTGAAGTGTCCTGCCTGGCTGATGCCGGAAGCAAAGAAGGAATGGAAGCGTCTGGCTCCATCCCTGATTGCCATGGGTGTTCTCACCGAACATGACATGGAAGCCTTCGCCGGATACTGCCAGGCCTACGCCCGGTGGCGTGAAGCTGAAGAATTCCTGTCTCAGCACGGCACCATTTTCAAAACGCCCAGCGGCTATGTACAGCAGGTGCCGCAGGTCAGCATCGCCATGCAGAACCTGAAAATCATGCAGTCCTTCTGTTCGGAGTTCGGCCTGACGCCTGCCAGCCGGGCACGGCTCTATGCCAACAGCGGCGACAGCGCAGCCAGCGACGATCCGATGGAATCCGTCCTGAAGGGAGGCTGGCAGGATGTTCAGTGAAGCGAAAGCACGCCGGGTGACGCAGTTCATTGAGTGCCTGAAGCATACCAAGGGAGAATTCCACGGAGAGCCGTTCAAGCTGCTTCCCTGGCAGGAAAAGATCATCCGGGATGTGTTCGGCACTGTCCGGGACGATGATCCATCCATGCGGCAGTACAATACGGCCTACATTGAGATCCCGAAGAAGAACGGAAAGAGTGAGCTCGGCGCTGCCATTGCCCTGAACATGCTCTGCAATGATGATGAGTGGCGGGCGGAGGTTTACTCCTGCGCCAGCGACCGTCAGCAGGCGGCTATCGTTTTCGATGTGGCCGTCGATATGGTGAAGCAGTCACCGGCGCTCAGCAAGCGGATCAAGATCATTCCTTCTACAAAAAGAATGGTCTACCAGCCGACCGGAAGTATCTATCAGGTTCTGTCCAGTGAAGTGGCCACCAAGCACGGCCTGAACGTCAGCGCCTGCATCTTCGACGAGCTTCACACCCAGCCCACCCGCGCTCTGTATGATGTCATGACCCAGGGCAGCGGCGACGCCCGGAAGCAGCCGCTTTGGTTCCTGCTGACAACGGCTGGCACCGACCGGAACAGCATCTGCTGGGAGGTTCATCAAAAAGCCCTGGATATCATCGAAGGCAGGAAGGATGATCCTCGCTTCTACCCTGTGCTCTACGGCCTGCCGGATGACGCCGACTGGACGGATGAGCGAAACTGGTACAAGGCCAATCCATCCCTGGATCAGACGATCTCCATCGACAAGGTACGGGACGCATTCCGCAAGGCCCAGGAGACGCCCGCTGATGAGAACATGTTCCGTCAGCTGCGCCTGAACCAGTGGGTCAAGCAGAGTATCCGCTGGATGCCCATGGACAAATGGGATGAATGCGGCGGCGCTGTCAATGAGTATGAACTGGAAGGCCGCGCCTGCTATGCCGGGCTCGACCTTTCTTCCACTTCCGACTTGACCGCCATGGTGCTGGTGTTCCCGCCAAGGGATGATGAAGAGCAGTACATCGTACTGCCGTACTTCTGGCTCCCCGAGGACACCATGCAGCTGCGCGTCCGGCGCGATCATGTGATGTACGACAAATGGGAGCGGCAGGGCTTCATTCATACGACCGAGGGCAACGTGGTGCATTACGGCTTTATAGAGCAGTTCATCACGAAGCTGGGCGAACGGTTCAACATCCGGGAAATCGCCTATGACCGATGGAATGCCACCATGATGGTGCAGACCCTGGAAGACGACGGTTTCAACATGGTGCCCTTCGGACAGGGCTTCCGGGATATGTCGCCGCCGACCAAAGAACTGATGCGCATCGTGCTGGAGCGGAAGCTGAATCACGGTGGGCACCCGGTGCTCCGGTGGAACATGGACAATGCCTTCGTGCGCACTGATCCCGCCGGGAACCTGAAAATCGACAAGGAAAAATCCACGGAGAAGGTGGACGGCGCGGTCGCGCTGGTCATGGCGCTGGACAGAGCCATGAAGAACCAGGGCGGCGAATCCGTCTACGACACTCGTGGGCTTTTGATTATCTGACGGAGGTGCAGCATGCCCCAAAAACCAAGAAGACCCTGCCGCTATCCCGGATGTCCGGGCTTTTGCGAGCAGGGTCAGGTGTTCTGTAAAGATCATATGGAATGGAGCAGCGACAGGCTGCGCGGCGGTGCCGATGCCCGTGGGTACGACAGCCGCTGGCGTAAGGCCCGCGCTCTCTTCCTGAAGAAGCATCCGCTGTGTGCATTCTGCCAGGCAGAGGGCAAGGTCGTGCCCGCAACAGTGGTGGATCACATCATCCCACACCGGGGCGATCAGCGACTGTTCTGGGATCAGATGAACTGGGAGCCTCTCTGCAAGGGATGCCATGATAAGAAGACTGGAAGCGGACTGTAAGTTTATCCCTTGTTTCGTATTCCGCTGTTGCTGGTTCCGCGAACCTCTTCATGATAGAAGTAATCCACGATGGTCGGATGCCCCTGAGGCACACGTTCATAGGGCGTTTCATTATCGACGAAGCGGCAGTTATGCTTTTTAGCCATCTCTTCAGCCTTCTTTTCAAGGGCCTCGAAATAGCTGCGGTTTTTCCTGTTATAGATTTCCTCGTACAGCGGGAGAAGCTCAGGATACTTTTCGGCGATATAACTCATGATACCAGCCTTGAACCCGCCGCGCAGATTCAAGTTTTCCAGCCAGATCAGGTCGCACTGATCCTTAGCCCGTTCAAAGATGGCTTCGATATCCGTGATCCCGGGGAATACAGGAGAAATAAAGCAGACAGTGCGGATCCCCGCGTCATACACCTGCTTCATGGCAGCAAGTCTTCTCTCGATGCTGACCGCTGAATCCATATCATCCTTAAAGGCCTCATCCAGCGTGTTTACCGACCAGGAAACGGTCAGCCGGTTCCGCTTGTTGATTTCCCGCAGCAGTTCCAGATCCCGCAGGACGAGATCGGACTTGGTGCAGATCAGGATATCCGAGCCGCTGTCTTTCAGCTGCTCCAGCAAAAGCCGGGTCTTCCCGAATTTCTCTTCCAGCGGATTGTAGCCGTCCGTAACCGTCCCGACGATCACCTTCTGCCCGGCATATTTCCGGGGATTGGTAATGGCCGGCCATTCCTTTACATCCATAAAGGTGCCCCAGTCTTCGGTATGCCCGGTAAACCGTTTCATAAAGCTGGCGTAGCAATACCGGCAGGCGTGCGGACAGCCCACATAGGGGTTGACGGAATACCCACCCAGCGGAGCGTTCGACTTGGTCATGATGCTCTTCGTCTGTACAAATCCTACTTTGATTTCCGGCTGTTCCATGCTCTCTGCTCCTCCAGTACATGATTGAATGCTTCCGGCAGTTCCTGGATCATCTGTTCCTCTCCCATGATGGGAAGGAGATCTTCTTTCCAGAAGACGGGGATGTTTATCCTGTGCGCCTGTTCTGTCAGGGAATATGCCCACGCGGGCTCAGTATGAACCTTCCTGCTCTGCGCTCCGGTCATGGTGCCGACGACAACCCATCCGATGCAGGACAGATCGGCAACGCCGGGGTCATCAAACAGCGGCTCGAAGGTTACGTGATAATGCTTTGCTTTCACGTTTTCTCGCAGCGCATCGATGCGCCAGAGCTCCGCTTTTCTGGTCACCGTCACACCGAACCAGGCGTTGTCCAGGTCGGTGCGGATGTGCAGCAGATCAGGCCGCTTGCTGAGGAAAAGGAACTGATGCTGCGGATTCTCCCGGATCTTTGCGAATACCTCATCCCGCCACTCCGGTTTCCAACCCGCCAGGTCGCTCATGCCCGTCAGCAGGAAGTTCTGGGGACGGGGCTTGTCCATCATCCGCAGCTTTCCAGGAAAGAACTCCGGTTGAGAAAAGTCGTCGATCATGTGATACCGCTTCACATTGTTCCGGGCGTAGCAGTATGAGCAGCCCACGGTACAGCCGATTACCAGGTTCATGTTCTGGATCAGATCCTTGATGCATACGCTCATGACTTCAGCTTCTCCTCCAGATTCTTCTGTATCCGCTGCAGGGATTCCTCGAACTGCCTGATCTCATTATCCGTGAAACCCTTGTAGTACAGCGCACCCATCTGATCGGAAACGGCGTCATAATCGGCTCGCAGCGCCTTCGCTTTGTCGGTCAAAAAGAGCAGTGTCTTGCGCTTGTCCCGGCTGTCCGATTCCCTGCGGATCAGCCCCTGCCTCTCCATGCGCTCCAGCATGGTGGTCAGGGAGGTAATGGCAAGACCGCACTTGTCAGAGATCGTTTTGATCGGCACACCGTCCTGCTGCCAGAGGACATACAGGATCCGTCCCTGCGCGCCGTTGAAGGCGTCAATGCCTTTCTCGGCCAGCACCTTTTCAAAGATGCGGTCGCCAAGCTGCTTGATCTTCGTGACCAGGAAACCACCGTTCGTAACCATCACAACAACTCCTACATAGTAGTACTCTTAGATTCTACCATATAGGAGCTTTTCTGTCAATGAAAATTAACAAGGAGTGAGATCTGCATGAAAAACCCCTTCACCGCTCTATTCCGTGCGCGGGACAAGCCCCAGGATAGCGTCAGCGCTGCTCCTACCTTCTACTTCGGCACCAGCGGTTCCGGCAAGGCAGTTAATGCCCAGACAGCAATCCAGCTTTCCACGGTGTACGCCTGCGTCCGGGTAATATCTGAAACGGTCGCCAGCCTGCCGCTTGGTGTATATGAAGCCAAGGAAGACGGCAACCGCAAGGCGACGGAGCATCCGCTGTATCGCTTGATCCATGACGAGCCGAACAGCGAAATGACGTCCTTTGTGCTGCGAGAGGTCATGCTGGCGCACCTGCTCCTGTGGGGCAACAGCTACTGCCAGATCATCCGCACAGGCCGGAATAAAATCACAGGTCTATACCCTCTGCTACCGGACAAGATGACTGTAGACCGGGATAAGAACGGCATCCTGACCTACACCTATATGACCAATACCGGCCAGACGGTGGTGCTGTCTCCTGAGGATGTGCTTCATATCCCCGGACTCGGCTTTGATGGTGTTATGGGCTACAGCCCCATCGCGCTGGAGAAGAATGCTATCGGCCTGGGCATCGCTTCCGAAGAATACGGCAGCAAGTTTTTCTCCAACGGCGCTCGCCCTTCTGGCATTCTGACGCACCCGAACACCGTGAAAAACCCAAAGGCATTGCGAGAAAGCTGGAACGCAGCCTACGGCGGATCATCCAACGCGAATCGGGTGGCCATTCTGGAAGAAGGCATGAAGTTTGAGCCCATGGCCGTGCCCAACAATGAAGCGCAGTTCCTGGAAACCCGAAAGTTCCAGGTGGATGAAATCTGCCGGATCTTCCGGGTACCGCCCCACCTGGTCGGCGATCTGGAGCATGCCACATTCTCGAATATCGAGCACATGAGCATCGACTTCGCCGTCCACACCATCCGCCCCTGGCTCGTCCGCATCGAACAGGCCATGAACCGCGCCCTTTTCACCGATCAGGAGAAGGGGCGCTTTTATGTGCAGTTCAACATCGACGGCCTGATGCGCGGCGACTACAAGAGCCGGATGGAAGGCTATGCTATTGCCCGCCAGAACGGTTGGATGTCCGCTAACGATATCCGGGCGCTGGAAAACCAGAATCCCATCCCGGCGGATCAGGGCGGCGACGCCTATCTCGTCAACGGCAACATGATCCCCATTACCACTGCCATGAAGCAGCAGACCGACGATGCCAACAGGCAGACTCAGCCTGAAAGAAGGGAGCGGATGCAGCCTTGATTGTTCCCAGCCTGATCGTCATTGCCGCGCTCATTTTACTCAGCATCCTACTGATGATTGCCATCGGCTGGACGCATCGACATTAAGGAGGAATTCGCTATGCGACATTTCTGGAACTGGGTCAAAAACGACGATGAGACCCGTACCCTGTATCTGGAAGGTGTGATTGCTGAGGAATCCTGGTTCTCCGATGATATCACACCCGCGATGTTCAAGGAGGAGCTTTTCTCCGGAAACGGCCCCATTACCCTGCACATCAACAGCCCCGGCGGCGACTGCATCGCGGCCAGTCAGATCTATACCATGCTCATGGACTATCCCGGTGACGTCACCGTGCAGATTGACGGTATGGCAGCATCTGCAGCCAGCGTCATTGCCATGGCTGGCACCAGGGTGTGCATGAGCCCGACCAGTATGATGATGATCCATAATCCCTTCACCATGGCCATGGGTGACACCGAGGAAATGCGGAAGGCCATCCAGCTGCTGGACGAGGTGAAGGAAAGCATCATCAATGCGTACCAGATCAAGACGGGCCTCAGTCGGGATGAGCTCTCAAAGCTCATGGACGGCGAGACCTGGATGAACGCTCTGAAGGCCAAGGAGCTCGGCTTCTGTGATGAGGTGCTCTATACCGGAGCCCTGGATCTGCCCGACAACGTGTCGGGTTTTTCTTTTGGTCGCCGGGCTGCAGCCGCCTGTCTCATGAACCGGGTGATTGCCACCCTGCCCAAGCCGGAACCGGCGCACCCGCCTGATCCGGAACCTACCCCTGAACCCGTTACCCCTGACAACCGAGTGAAAGCGGCAGACCTGATGAAACGGCTGTCGCTTTTGAAATGAAGAAATGGAGGAAAACACTATGAATCAGATTCTTGCTCTGCGTGAAAAGCGCGCTAACCTGTGGAACCAGACCAAGGCCTTCCTGGACAGCCATCGCGGTGAAGACGGCATGGTCTCCGCTGAAGACAACGCCACCTATGAAAAGATGGAGGCCGATGTGGTTGCCCTCGGCAAAGAAATCGAGCGTCTGGAGCGTCAGGCCGCGATCGACCGTGAGATGGATCAGCCCACCGCCGCGCCTCTGGTTTCCCGTCCCACCACTGCCACTGCTCAGAAGCAGGGCCGCGCCTCCGATGAATACCGGAATGCCTTCTGGGGCATGATCCGGAACCGCTCTGCCAGCCCTGCCGTCATGAACGCCCTGCAGATCGGCACCGATTCCGAGGGTGGCTACCTCGTGCCGGATGAGTACGAGCGCACCCTGGTGCAAGGCCTTGAGGAGGAAAACGTCCTGCGCTCCCTGTGCACTGTCATCCAGACCAGTTCCGGTGACCGGAAGATCCCGATTGTGGCTTCCCATGGTACCGCTTCCTGGGTGGATGAGGAAGGCGCTATCCCTGAGAGCGACGATGTCTTCGGTCAGATTTCCATCGGTGCTCACAAGGTGGCCACCATGATCAAGGTGTCCGATGAGCTCCTGCAGGACAGCGTTTTTGACATCGAAAACTATATCTCCGCTGAGTTCGCCCGTCGCATTGGCGCTGCTGAGGAGGAAGCCTTCATCACCGGTGATGGCTCCGGCAAGCCCACTGGCCTGCTTCATGCCACCCTTGGCGCTGGCACTGGCGTGACTACCGCCGGTAACGCGGTCACTGCTGATGAGGTCATCGACCTGGTGCATTCCATCAAGAGCGTTTACCGCAAGAAGGCGGTCTTCCTGATGAACGACAGCACCATCAAGGCGATCCGCAAGCTCAAGAGCATCGAGGGCCAGTATCTCTGGCAGCCCGGCCTCAAGGAAGGCCAGCCTGATACGCTCCTGAACTACAGGATCGTGACCTCTCCCTATATGCCTGAAGTGGCTGCGGGCAACAAAGTGATCCTGTTCGGAGACTTCAAGTCCTACTGGATCGCTGATCGCCAGGGTCGTTCCTTCCAGCGCCTGAATGAGCTCTTCGCCGTCACCGGACAGGTCGGTTTCCGCGCCACCCAGCGTGTTGACGGTCGCCTGGTGCTGCCCGAAGCCATGAAGTGCCTGGCTGTGAAGGGTGCCTGATCCTAACCGACTATGGGAGCCATCCTTCGCGGGTGGCTCCCTTTCCAGAAGGAAGTGAAAACAGATGAGCAATACCAAAAACTACTTTGCCCACGGCGGCAATGAACTGGTGATCGGCGGGAAGCTGACCTTTCTGCCCGGCGCGACCGTGGAAGGCGGTGAAGGGCTGTTCGATCTGCCTGCCGGAAGCCCGGTCACGGCTCTGCCTTTTCTGGCTGACAGCGAGGCGACCACCGTAGCTGGCCTGCGGGAGGACTACAACCGTCTGCTTGCCGCGCTGCGCACCGCCGGACTGATGGCCCAGGAGGCAGGTGATCCCTGATGATCGTCACCGTCGATGAGGTCAAAACCCATCTGCGCATCCAGCACGATGAGGAGAACGACTACATCGAAAGCCTGATCAAACAGGCGCAGACCGCCGCCGAGGATTACTGCCGGGTTTCCTTTGAGGAACCTGACGAGGATGGAAATGTGCCGGAAGCACCGGAACCCGTCCGTCTGGCGGTCATCCTCATGACCAGCTTCTACTATGAAAACCGGGACATCCCGGACATGACCACCTACAAGGCTACCCGGATGGCCTTCGACAGTCTGCTGTATCCGTACCGCGATCCGGAGAAGATGTTCTGAGGAGGCGATGACCTGTGCGCGGATACAAAAACTTCGACAGCGATCCGCATCCCGGAGACCTGCGTCACATGATCGAGATCGGATACACCGAGAACCAGATCAATGAAAATGGCTATCCGGAACCTACGGATGTGGTGGTATGCCGCGTATGGGCCGCTGTGACGGACGCCGGAAACCAGCACTACCGCAGCGCCGACGTCATGAACACCGAGGCCGTCATCAACTTCACCATCCGGTATCGGGAGGACATCAAGCCTGGCATGTGGGTGCGCTTTCAGGGAGATAAATGGAACATCTCCACTCTGGGCGAGTACAGCTTCAAACGCACCTATCTTGGCCTGAAGGCTTCCATTGCCAAGGGGGTGAGTGGATGAAGCAGGTCAACGCGGCACTCAAGGATATCGGCATTCCGGTTTATGCAGGTGTCTGGCGGGCCACTTCGCCCAACCAGAATCCGCCTGTGCAGTATTGCGTCTATTCCACGACCACCACGGAAGCCAGCCATCATGACGATCATGTGACCAGCCTGCGCACCTATGTGTACCTGAACCTGTGGAGCGACATCGATCCGACCGACATGGCGGATACGATCCGGCAGGCCATGTACGCCTATGGCTTCACCATGGTGGAGGAATCCGACAAGGGCTATAACCAACCCGCCTACGACACGGCCACCCGGCAGTACACGGTGCAGTGGACATGGTGCTGGAGGGAGGATGTGGACTATGGCAATTGAACTGAGGGGCTTTGATGATCTCCAGAACGACATGGTCAACATGGCCTATGCGCTGGATCAGGGGCCGGGCGTGAACCGTGCCCTGAAGGCGGGCGCTGTGCCCATTGAGGAACAAATGCTCCACAATGCCAGCACCGACCCGAAGATCATCACGGATGCCCTGCACTCATCCATCCATACGGGCAAGGTCAAGCAAAAGCGCGGAGGCGGCAAGCAGATCACCATCGGTGTCCACCACTCAGAGAACGGCGCGTACTACGCCAACCCTGTGGAGTTTGGACACGGCGGGCCTGCTCCGGCCCCCGCGCATCCTTTTGTGCGGCCTGCCTTCGACACCCGGGCCGATGAGGCCTTTTCCGAAATCAAGCGCGTCCTGCGGGACGAGCTCAAGAACCGATGAATTGGAGGTAAAACATTATGGCTAATACTCCTGCCGCTTCTCCGACCGTATCTTCCACGGTTGGTCTGAAGAACATGGTGATCGCCCCTCTGGAGGTCGACACCGAGGAAACCCTGACCTATGGCGATCTGCAGCTGGTTGCTGGCGCGATTGAAGCCAGCATCACCCCTGAGAACGCCGATCCGGACATCCAGTACGCCGACGATATCGAATTCGATGTGCTGTATCCCGATCCTGAGCTCACCTTCACCACGAAGATGGCGGACATTCCGCTGGCCATCCAGGAGAAGATTTTCGGCAATCAGATCGACGACAACGGTGTCCTGATCCGCTCTTCCACGGACAAGCCCCCGTACTTCGCCGTGGGCTTCAAGAGCGAGAAGTCCAACCACAAGTTCCGCTATGTGTGGCTATACAAGGTGCGGGCCAAGCCCCTGACTGAGAACTACGCCACCAAGGAAGGTACCACCATCACCCGCCAGACGGGCGACGTGGAATGGACTGCTATCAAGCGCACCAACGACGGGCGCTACCAGGCGGTCGCCGACGAGGGCGAGAACGGCTTCACGGCTGAGAAGGGTGAAACCTTCCTGCAGTCCGTGTACACGCCTGTGATCACGCCCACCCCGTAATCATCACCCCGCTGCCGCATGGCCATGACGCTGTGCGGCAGCTACTTTTGAAGTTTTGGAGGTATGAATATGATCACCTGTACGCTTGGTGAAAAGAAATACACTGTGGACTTCGTTTCCGGCAGGGCCCTGCGCGAAATGGAGCCCGCTTCCAAAATGTACGGCAGGCTGGTGCGCCTGTCCCAGGACGCGACTGAGGGCAAGGATGTCTCCCAGGAGCAGCTGACCGTGACCGATGCCCTGGACACGATGGTGAAGTGGTTCTGCATCCTGTTCAACAACCAGTTCACCCCGGATGAGGTCTACGACAACTATCCCGCCGACCGCCTGATGCACGACATCGCGTTGGCGCTGATGGCCACCCAGACCCAGACCACGGAGGTGCTGGACACTTTCCCTACGATTCCGGCGGTGCAGGAAGCGGAGCAGATTCTGGCGGAGGCGGAGAATCCGGAAGTGACGATCCCGCAGGAAGCCTGACCCTGCCGGAATACATTTACGCCACCTACAATGAACTGATGAAGAATGGTTGGCGGATGAAGGAAATCGACGAAATGGACATGCTGGGCTTCCTGCGCCTGCGGGCATGGGATGCGACCAGAGAGCAGGAAAAGAAAAAGCCCCGGCAGCGCTTCATTGACGAAGTCTGGCCGGGGATGAAGCCGGGATAACTGTTATTAAGTAATTGTCAGAATTCCCGCACAGTAAGAAACAGGAGTAAACAGCAGATCGGGAAATGCATTACGCAGTTCTTCTGCGACAAAATAGATTTCCTCATCATCCCATTCATTACCGACTTCTTGCTGACACTTTTCCAACTGAGCACGGGTTTCAAAGGCCACATCACCAATCAGAATCATTCCACTTGGATTCAAGCGCTTACGCAAAGACTTCAGGAAGGCTACTTTCTGATCATCTGTCAGATGATGCAAAGAGTACGTTGCAACGATGAAATCATAGTTTTGTTGTTGCAATGGTTCTGCTAAACCTTCGGAAAAGTCTGCTTGATAAAGATGTGCATCAGGCATTTTTACAGAAGCTAATTCAATCATTCTGGCAGAGAAATCCTGGCCGTACACAGTACATCCGTTTTCATAGAGCTTAGTTGTTAATGTTCCGGTTCCAAACCCAATATCAAGGACAACAGCTTTAGGCTTTTCCATGATGGTCTTGAAAATGCGGCCCAATACTTCCTTGTAGCCCGCGAAAGGATAGCTGTTCTCTTCATCTGATACTCCGACAGTTTTGTCATATCCATCAGCCCACAAATCGAAACCTTTGTTATTCAGCATACTTGCCTCCGTAAATGCGACTTGCCCCTCTGGGCACTTTCATTATATGCCTGCAACCCCAAAACCACAATGGAAAAGAAGGTGAACAATTATGGCTGAAACCCTGCGCGAACTGGTGGTCGCGCTGTCGCTGGACTCCAGCAATTTCTCGCGCAATATGCGCACCATCAACCAGCAGATCAAGGAAGCAGAGTCCACCTTCCGACTGGCCGGGGCTGGCGTACAGAACTATGAAAAGACCATCGCGGGCACGGAAGCCAAGCTGTCCATGTTGGGACAGAAGCTCACCCAGCAGCAGCGGGCTGTGGAGCAGTACAGCCGGGCGCTGGTGGCGGCGAACGATAAGCTGAAGGAAAACTACGACCGCCATCAGGATTACACCCAGCGGCTGGAGCAGGCAAAGGCCCGTCAGGAAGACCTGCGCTTCGAGGTGGAAGCGGCCACCTATGCCTATGAGAATTACCGTGATTCCCTGGGCGAAACAGACTCCGCCACCATCGCCGCCAAGCAGAATCTGGAGCGGTACCAGGAAGAATACGCAGATGCCACCGCCGAGGTCACCAAGCTGGAGGGTCAGGTCAAGGCTCTGCAGAAGACCATGCAGAACAGCGCGGATGCTGTCAGCAAGGCCACCACTGACCTGAACAACGCCAAGGCTGCTGTGAAGGACACGGAAGCGGAGATCCGCAGGCTGACGGAACAGCTGTACCGGATGCAGTCCGCATGGACGCAGGCCGGAGAATCCCTGACTGCTATCTCCAAGAAATGTGAGACGATCTCCAAGGCCATGACCAAGGCCGGGAAATCCCTCACGACCCACGTCACGGCTCCCATCACGGCGCTGGGCACCGCCGCCATCAAGGCGTCTGTTGATTATGAATATGCCTTCGCCAACGTCCGTAAGACTGTGGATGCCACCGAAGAGGAATATGACCGCCTGTCCGATTCCGTGAAGCAGATGAGCACAGAGGTCGCCGCCTCCGCTGAGGATATCGCGGAAGTCATGTCCATTGCTGGACAGCTGGGTATTGAGAACGAGCACCTGGCCGAGTTCACCCGCACCATGATCGACCTGGGCAACAGCACGAACATGGTTGCAGCGGATGCCGCCAGTGAAGCGGCCCGGTTTGCCAACATCATGGGCATGAGCCAAGGGCAGTTCCAGAATCTCGGCTCCGCGCTGGTGGATCTGGGCAATAATTACGCTACCACAGAATCCGAAATCCTGGCCATGTCCATGCGTCTTGCTGGCGCGGGCAAGCAGGTCGGTTTGTCGGAAGCGCAGATTCTGGGCTTTGCTACGGCGCTTTCCTCTGTCGGCATTGAAGCCCAGATGGGCGGTTCCGCTTTCTCCAAAGCGCTGGTGAAAATGGAAGTTGCGTCTGCGACTGGAGGCGATGCCCTGGAGGACTTTGCGAAGGTCTCCGGCATGACAGCCAAGCAGTTCAAGGCTTTGTGGGACAGCGATCCCGCAGCGGCCTTCCAGTCCTTCATCGTCGGTCTTTCCAAAATGGATGAGGAAGGCGAAAGCGCAATCGCCACTTTGGAAGAAATCGGCATCAAGGAAGTCCGCCTGCGTGATACCCTGCTGCGCTCCACCAATGCGACGGAGCTTTTCTCCCGAGCACAGGAGACCGCCAACAGGGCATGGAGAGAGAATGCCGCCCTGACCAATGAAGCCAACAAGCGGTATGCTACCACGAAATCCCGGCTGACAAACCTGAAGAACACGGCGCTTATGTTCGCCCGGCAGATCGGCGATGACCTGAATCCGACAATCCAGCAGATCATCGACAAGGCCAATGCCCTGCTGCAGAAGTTCCTTTCACTGGACAAGACCCAGCGGGAGTCCATCGTGAAATGGGCCGCGTTTGCCGCCGCTGTCGGCCCCGTCGTGCTGGTTTTGGGCAAGGTCGTGGGCGCGGTCGGTACCGTCACCGGAGCTCTGGGAAAGGCCTTCACAGCCATCGGCAAGTTCTCCGCTTCCGTCTCCATGGCGGGCGGCGGGATCGGCGGGCTGGTGAAGGTACTGGCTTCCTCCAAGGTAGCTATGGTTGCTCTTGCCGCTGCGCTGGTGTACGGCGCGGTAAAGCTGGTAGATGTCGCGTCCGGCGCGAAAGCCGCCCGAGAAGCGCTGGAAGGCATGGCAAAGACCGCCAAGTCCTGGAAGGAAACCGCTGCCGAAACCTTCTACGGCAGCAGCCAGGGCTTGTCCTTCTTCGGCATGAGCAAGGATGACTTCAAGCGGGCCACCGGGAACAGCCGCGAATGGCTGAACGGCCTGCTGGACGTCTGGTCGGACGGCAAGAAGGAAACCAACGAGATCGTTTCGGAATGGACGGATTCCTTCAAGAGCCTGACCGCCAGCACCCGTGAGGAGCTCACCAGCCTGAAGGAAACCGCCGATCAGGCGGGCTATTCTTCCGTTTCCGCACAGCTGCAGGCCGACATCGACACCCTTGACTCCATGGATAAGGAGATCGCCCGGCTGCTGAAAAAGAAGCAGAACAGGAAGCTGTCGGAACGCGATAAAGTCCGCCTGCAGGAGCTCATCGACACCCGCGAGGCCATTGAGGTCAAATACCACCTGTCCGCAGCCGACACAGACGGCTTCGACACCATCCGGAACAAGGTGGAAGCCGAAGTGGCCCGTGCAGAAGCCCGTGGACAGGAAGTCAGCGCAACAGTATATGAAAACGCCATGGTCGCTGCCGCCGAGGGCATGTCCGCCGTCAACTCCTCTCTGGACGAGCAGTACGACAAGGAATATGCCCTGATCCAGCTGATTGAGAACAGCACGGAGCGTCAGCAGGCACTGGATGCTCTGAACGCCAAGTACAACAGTGACCGCCGGGCTGCTGCCATGGAATACGCCCAGCTGATGGCCGACGTCGTGATGCCTGTGTGGCAGCAGAGTGATATCCAGACCGCAAAAACACAGGTCGGCGACCTGATGCAGCTGCTCCGGCAGTACAGCGCGGCTTCTACTGACGCTGAGAAGAAATCCTTCCTGCCGCAGCTGAACCAGCTGACCTCCAGCATGGATGAAGGTGCTCTGACGGAATATGTCGCGCTGCTGACCCAGATCCAGTCCCTGCTGGACAGCGGAATGTCGGAAACCGAGGTACAGGCCATGTTCCCGGATATCGACTTCTCCTCCGCGCTGGAGCAGCTGGCCGCGATCCAGACCTACCTGAACCAGAACAAATGGGACACCAACCTGACCAGCCTGAACGAGATGTTCGGCGAGGCTGTCGGTGAGGAAGTCCTGAAGATCACCACCGATCTGGACATGACCGGAGCGCAGGCCCGCTGGAATGAATGGGCCAGCAATCCCGGTGCGATCACCACGGATGCGGTCATTCAGGGATATACGGAAGCGGAGAACGCGACCAAACAGCAGCCGCTGGTGGATGCCTTTGTGGCGAAGTACACCGAGCAGCCAGAAGGCGCGGACAAGTCTTCGCTTACGCCTGCCGGGCTGGTGGCCTATGTGCAGACCTATGCCGAAGCCACCACGGGCACCGATGTGTCCGGGCTGAATCCCACCAATGTGACCGCCATGGTCAGCGCCTATAAGGAACTGGCATCCGGCACTGACGTCACCCAGCTGAAGCCCAGCGAGATCACGGCCTATGTGTTCAAATACCTGGAGGACAACAAGGTTGATACCACCGGGCTGACGCCGGAAGCGGTGACGGCCTTCGTCATGGCCTATGAGGAGGTTACAGGCGGCGCTTCCACCGCTGCTCTGAAGCCCTCTGATGTCGTTGGCCTGATCACCAAATACGCTGAAGCCGAAAACGTGGATGTGTCGGCGCTGACCTCCGCCCAGGTGGAAGGCATCGTGACCAAGTTCGCCGAGGCGACGGGCTGTGACAAGTCCGAGCTTCTCCGGGAGTTCACTGCCTACATCACGGAATACAAGGAAGCAGCAGGCGTGAAAAAGCCCACCCTGAACATGCAGGTGGGCCTGTCCGGCTATGATCTTCTGGCCTACCGCCGCTGGCTGCGGAACAACAAGGTCGAGGTGGAAGGCGTCGTCCGGCTGTCCGAAGTGTATGAAGATCCCAGCGGTGTGCTGGGCGAGTCCGGGGTGAAATACTGGAAGGACGGCGAAGAAATCCCCGTGACCGCTGTCACCTCTGATATGCTCCGGCCCGAGGATGTGGCCATCCTGGACAAGGACGGCACCATGCACATCCTGCTGACCACGGAGATCACCGGCGCACCGGAAGCTATTGCAGAAATGCGGGAACAGGTCGCTGAAGTGGATCAGCTGGGCATGACCGCAATCGGCACCGCCCTGACGGGCATCATGCCCAAATCCCTGATGGATTATATTGACGCTGCCGAACAGCGGATCAAGAATGCCAAGGGCGACCTGGATCAGTGGTACAACTTCATCTACGGCGGCAACGAAGGCATCATGCGGACGCTGAACCAGTCCATGATCAGCGACTTCGATCCAGAGAATGTGGCCCAGCTGGCTACCTACGTTTCCGAGGTTGTCACCGCCATCCAAAGCGGTCAGGAGGTCGGCCAGGAGGATATTGACAACCTGAAGAAGATCCTGCAGTTCGTGCAGGACTTGGATTCCGTGGGCGTTGGCCAGAATGTGACCGAAGGCATCGCGGAAGGCATGACCGCCGCCGGATGGGATACCAGCGCAGAAACGTTGGCCACCAACCTGGAGACAGCCATTAACTCCGCGCTGATCATTAACAGCCCGTCTGAGCGCATGAAGCCCGCTGGCGAATATGTCGCGGCAGGTGTCGGCGCAGGCATGGGCGGCTACGACTTTTCTACGGATGCAGCGACCCTCGCGACCAATCTGGAGACTGCCATCACCGCCGCTTTGACCGCTGAATCTCTTACCCCGTCCGGGACAGGAGCCATGGCCGGGCTGGCTGGCGCTCTGACGGCCTATGACATGAGCGGCGCTGGCACAACGGTATCTGCCAATGTAAAGAACGCCGTTTCTCGCAGCCTGACCGCCACCAGCCTGAAATCCATCGGCACCAATGCCATGGCGGGCCTGAAAGCAGGCATTACCGCCGGGCGCTCCGGTGTGGTCAGTGCCATGCAGTCCGCAGCCCGCGCTGCCGTGAACGCCGCCAAGAAAGAACTGAAGATTGCTTCTCCTTCGCGTGTATTCCGGGATGAGATCGGCTCCATGACCATGAAGGGCTTTGGAGAAGGCGTCCTGCAGGAAAGCCGTGTGCAGGCGCGGACAATCCGCAATGCCGCCCGCTTCCTGACGGGTGAAGCCAATGAAGGCGCGATTGCCTTCGGAAACAACGACAACCGGAAGACCTACAACCAGACGAGCTCCGTCAACCTGTCCGGCAACAATTTCTATGTGCGGGATGAGCAGGATATCCGCTCCCTTGCCATTGAGATCGCCACCCTGACGAAACGCCAGCAGCGAGGCAAAGGACTCCGAATGGCCTGATTTAACTTGACTTTCTGGGCAGGCAGAGTGAGTAATACTGCTACCCCAACGGAAGGAGGAAACGCCATGGGATTCATGATGCAGATCAGGCCGGAAGTGCTGAAAAAGCTCCGGGAGGATTATCCGACCGGATGCCGTGTGGAGCTTGTCCAGATGTTTGAGGAACCGCGCAAGGACATGGTTCCCGGACTGACCGGAGAGGTCATGTTCGTGGACGACGCGGGCGGCATTCATGTCGCCTGGTCGAACGGCTCAACCCTCGCGGCGATCCACGGCATCGACATCATCCGCAGAATCGACTGATCACAATCAACCGCCAAAGGGCCACCCGTCAAAAGGTGGCCTTTTGACGTCTTTGGAGGAATACCATGCAGGACTATTTTCTCTGGAACGGTGTGGACTGCCGCACCTACGGCATCCACGTGACGGAGCAACCGCCCGTCACCATTCCCGCTGAGCGCAGCACCCAGACCAATGTGCCCGGCAGACCGGGAAGCCTGACGCAGCTGGAAGGCGAAGACGTCTACGACGATATGATCCTGACAGCCACCTGCTTTATCTCTGATCCGGCGCAGATCCCGGCCATCGCCGCCTGGCTGAAGGGCAGCGGCACGGTGACCTTTGCCAACCGGACGGGCGGCTACTACAAAGCGCGGATCGCCAACCAGATCCCTTTTGAAAAGGTGCTCCGGGGGAATCCGCACTGTACTTTCGCGGTCAATTTCCGCTGCTATCCGTTTTTCTATGCCGATGCCGCCGCTGACATCACGGTCACTACATCCGGGACAATCATCACGAATCCGGGAAGCGTGTATTCTGAGCCGATCCTGACGGTCACAGGCTCCGGGAATATTACCCTCATGGTCGGCACGACCATTGTGGAACTGGAGAACATTTCCAGGAGCATCGTCATTGACTCCGTGCTGCAGGAAGCCTATCAGGGCACCACCCTGATGAACGATCACATGAACGGCGAGTTCCCGAGGCTGAAGCCCGGCGCGAATGCCATATCGTGGACGGGAACGGTAACAAAGGTGGTCGTCAGGCCGAACTGGCGATTCTTGTAAAGATTTCATCAATCGCAGTTTTTCATATTGACAGATGTCGATGTGAGGTGTATTATCATATCGACATCAATCAATGTGAGGTGTTGAGTATGGAATTGATGCGGGCAACAACGATCTGTAAAGCCCTGGGCGATCCCAACCGGTTGCAAGTCGTGCAGCTCCTGACGGAAGGCGAAAAGTGCGGCTGCGATCTGCTGGAAAAGCTGCAGATTGGCCAGCCGACCCTGTCGCATCATATGAAGATCCTCTGCGACTGCGGACTGGTGACGGCAAGGAAAGCGGCGAAATGGAGCTACTACTCCCTGAACTGCGATCAGTGGACAGCCTTCCGGGATTTCATCGACGCGATCCGCTGCACCTGTACGTGCGACGGTAAAACGGAAGGCGGGTGCTGCTGCTCGTGATCTGGGATTTCATTCAGAATGAAGTGCTGGGGATGAAGTGGCTCAACCGGGCCATAGGCTCCCTGCTGTCCCTGACCGGGCTGAATATGGAGAGCAGGATCGGAGCCAGTATCCAGTTTTTCCTGTACGATGTGATCAAGATCACGGTCCTTCTGTGTATCCTGATTTTCATCGTGAGCTACATCCAGAGTTATTTTCCTCCGGAGCGCAGCCGCAGGATCATGGGGCGCTTTCACGGCTTCTGGGCCAACCTGATCGCCGCCCTGCTGGGAACGGTCACGCCCTTCTGCTCCTGCTCTTCCATCCCGCTGTTCATGGGCTTTACCAGCGCGGGGCTTCCGCTCGGCGTCACGTTCTCCTTCCTGATCTCGTCGCCCATGGTTGACCTGGGCTCCCTGGTACTGCTGATGAGCATCTTCGGCGCGAAGGTCGCCATCGTCTATGTCATCGCCGGGTTGATCGTCGCGGTGATCGGAGGGAGCATCATCGAGCAGATGCACCTGGAGGATCAGGTGGAAGATTTCATCCGGAACGCCCACATGAACGTGCAGGACGAGCAGGGCATGCGGCAGTCCGAGCGCCTGAACTACGCAAAGGAACAGGTCGTGGGAACGCTGAAGAAGGTCTTTCTCTACATCCTGGCGGGCGTCGGCATCGGGGCCGTGATCCACAACTGGATCCCCGAAAGCTGGATCGAAACGGTGCTCGGCGGGAACAATCCCTTCGGCGTGATCTTGGCGACTATCGTCGGCATTCCCATGTATGCGGACATCTTCGGCACGATCCCCATCGCGGAAGCCTTACTGGCAAAGGGTGCTCTTCTGGGTACGGTGCTGGCCTTCATGATGGGTGTCACGACCCTGAGCCTGCCCTCCATGATCATGCTGAAGAAGGCCATCAAGCCGAAACTGCTGGGCATCTTCATCCTGATCTGCACTCTGGGCATCATTCTGGTTGGATACGGGTTTAACCTGTTTCAGACAATTCTTCTGTAAAAGAAAGGCGGCAAAACAATGAGCAAGATGAACATCAAGGTCATGGGCGGCGGATGCAGCAAGTGTGAAACGCTTCTGCACAACACAAAGGAAGCGGTGAAAGCCGCAGGCATTGACGCGGAAGTCGAGTACATCACGGACTTTAGTGTGATTGCCGGATATGGTGTCATGTCCACACCCGCGCTTGTAGTCAATGAGAAAGTCGTATCTGCGGGAAGGGTTCTGAAGCCTGCGGATATTGAAAAGCTGATCAAGTAATACTTTGACAATTTCCCATGCGCGTCTCTTCGGAGGCGCTTTCTTTTTACCTTTCTGGAGGTGATACCCCATGATCTGCGTCTATCCCGCCGACTGCACCGACTTCTCCACCAACGGCAACGGCACCCTGGCACCGTTGTCGGCGGAGGTTACGGAAACGCTGAACGGCGAATACGAACTGACGCTGGTGCATCCCATCGATGAAGCCGGGAAATGGCAGCGGCTGGTGGAGGGATGCATCCTCCGCGCTCCGGTGCCCGCCGCCATGACACCCCGCGTGAACTTCACCGCACCGGGGGACGACAACCGGACGGAGGTCTGGCGGGTGAACACGGACTTTTCCGGCGCGGAAACCCGGAAAGGCACCCTGCGCTTGCGCTCCGGGCCGGGCACCAAGTACAAGGTGCTGGCGACCTATAAGAACGGCTCCTTCGTGCAGGTCATCGCAAAGACCAACAGCAGCTGGTATGAGGTGACCGCGCCGGATGGAAAGCACGGGTACATGTCCACTACCTACCTGGTTCTGGATCACACGGAAGGCTCCGCGTCCGAGGAAACCTCCTCCGTGGTGGAATCCCGGCAGCTTCGGGATCAGCCCTTCCGCATTTACCGGGTGGTGCCGGAGCTCGACAAGATCACGGTCTACGCCCGGCATGTGTTCTACGACTTGCTCGACAACATGATCAAATCCTACAAGCCCTCATCCTCTGCGGTGGGGGCTTCTGTTGTGCAGACGATCTCTTCCTCCTGCCTGTCGGAGCACGACTTCACCTTCTATTCCGACCTGGACAGCCAGGCCGAGGATGTGGAGTTCGAGAACTGCAATCCCGTGGATGCCCTGCTGGGCGAAGGCGGTGTGGTCGAGAAGTACACCGGAGAGCTGACCCGCGACTGGTGGGACGTGTATGTGGTGAAGCGCGTCGGTCAGGACAGCAACGTGCAGATCCGGCAAGCAAAGAACCTGCTGGGCATCAGCTATGACATTGACCTGACGGACGTGGTTACCCGCATCATGCCCACGGGCGAGGACGCGGACGGCAACGTGCTGTACCTGCCGGAGCTCTTTCTGGACAGTCCGCTCATCGGCAGTTATACCCATCCGAAATGGATTCACCTCGCTGTATCGGAAGCCAAGGAAAAGACCGACGGCGACGACAAGAAAACCAAGGAACAGTGCTATGTGGAGATGCGCTCCCAGGCTCAGGCACAGTTTGACGCGGGATGCGATACGCCGACCGTCACGCTGAGCGTGGACTTTATCAACTGTGCAGACACCGAGGAGTACCGGGAATACGGCTTCCTGCAGAACATCTACCTGGGCGATGCCGTCCGGGTGATCGCTCCCCGCATCGGGGTTTGGGTGTCCATGCGGATGACGCAGTACACCTATGACTGCCTGACGAAGAAATATACCCAGATGACGCTGGGCACCGTGGCGGATACAGTGGAAGGCAACGTGATCAGCGCCCGTCAGCTTCCCAGCGGCATCATCACCGGAAGCAAGCTGGCGATCAACTCTGTGGGCACGGGCGCTCTGCAGAGCGGTTCCGTCGGCTCCGTCCAGATCCAGATGGCGGCAATCGAAACCGCGCACATTCAGGACGCGGCCATCAGCAAAGCCAAAATCGGTGAAGCCGCTGTAGGGACGGCACAGATCGAGGATGCCGCCATCGTCCGGGCGAAGATTGCCCAGGGTGCCATCGGGTCAGCCCAGATCGACGACGCTTCTATCACCCGCGCTAAGATCGGTGAAGCGGCCATAGGCGCAGCCCAGATTGAGGATGGCGTGATCACTTCTGCGAAGATCGGCGCGGGAGAAATCCAAGCTGCCAACATCCATGACGCGGCGATTACCACGGCAAAGATCGTGGACGGTGCTGTCAAAAACGCGAAAATCGAAAATGGTGCGATTGACACTGCCAAGATCGCGGATGCCGCCATTACCAATGCGAAGATTGATGGAGCGGCCATCGGCACGGCAAACATTCAGGATGGTGCCATTGTGCGGGCCAAAATCCTCGACGGCGAAATTGTCACCGCGAAGATCGCCGATCTCGCTGTAACTGGAGCAAAGATCGCTGATCTCGCCGTCACGACCGCCAAGATTGCGCAGGCGGCAATCACCAATGCGCAGATCGCCAACGCTGCCGTGGATACGGCGCAGATTGCTCTCGGTGCGATTACCGCCGCCCTGATTGCTCAGGGGGCTGTGGGCACCGCGCAGATCGCAGATGCCAGCATCACGGACGCGAAGATCGTAGAGCTCACCGCCAATAAGATCAACGCGGGCACACTTTCCGTGGAGCGCCTGATCATCCGGGGCAATAACCAGTCCCTGATCTACGCCATCAACAACATGGGTGAGCTTGTCTCTGCCGAGGTTGATACCATTGACGGCTATGTGCTGACGGAGCGCACCATCACAGCGGACAAGATTGTGGTGCACAGCATCACGGCGAATGAACTGGCCGCGCACACGATTACCGCCAATGAAATCCTGGCCGGAACGATCACAGGCAACGAGATCGCCGCCGCTACCATTGAGGGCAGCAACATCAAGGCCGGGACGCTAACCACATCTCATGTGGCGGCGGACTTTGGACAGACCCTCGACCTGTCCAGCAATACGGGCATCAATCAGACGGTTGAACAGATCTATGACGCTATTGCCGCCGCCGGAGGCGCGGAGGTTATTGTCGGCACCCAGACAGCTGCCACCAATGCGTGGACAGGTGTGGCCAGCTTCGATGAACTGAAGGATGGACAGACCATTCTGTACTGGCTCCCGTTCGCGGGAACTTCTACGGCGGCTACGCTGAATCTGACGCTTAAGGGCGGAGCGATTACCGGGGCGAAGAACGTCTACATCAACGGTACCACTCGCTGCACGACGCAGATCGCTGTCGGCAATGTAACCCAGATGACCTACCGGGTCAATACACCAATTAACGGCTCCGGCAGCTATACGGGCTGGTGGATCACCCGGAACCAGGATACTACCACCAACTATTACGACCGGATCAACTACAAGGCTTCTGTTACGGCGGTCGGCGCGATTGCAGCCGGACGGCTGGGTGTGTTCAACAGCGCGGGCAAACTGATGCTGCTGTCTACCACGGCATTTGATGTCACCAAGCCCATTCTGTATGTCGGTACCGCCTACGCTGAGGGCAAGCTGACCCAGACCAACAACTATATCTCCTGGGGCACCGCCTTCTCGCTGGCCAATACCGTATCCGGCTTTTCCGGCACGGCGGGAGCGACGGTGTACATCAAGGGGACACTCAACGGCTCCATGCTGACGCCTGCTGCCGGGGTGCTGACAACGACGGTTCCTACCACCGAGGACGGGTACACTTACATCCTGCTCGGCTTGATGAGCACAGCCACCAGCGCCGTACTGGCTCCGGAGCATCCCATGTTCCGATACTACAGCAGCGGCTTCAAAACTGTCTCCCAGATTGCCTATGAGGCTTTTGTGGAAGCGGATGAAGCGAAGGAAGCCGTTGATAATCTGGAAATCGGCGGCAGGAACTATGTGCTGAATTCCGATACGGAATCCTCTGGCACAGCTGACCTCATCGGCAGATACGCCCTTTCGGAACCCATGACGGCAGACGAGGAGTATACCATCTCTATGTCCCTCTCCATGGAGGATCTGAGCAGAATCACCGTGCGGACTTCGGATGGCGATCAGGTGCTGGCCACCATCCGGCTGGATGATGTCACCATGCAGACCGTGAAAGCAACCTTCACCGCCGCTTATGCCAGTGGCAAAACGCCGGACGACGATCCCAATAATGCGGACATCCTCATTTACCGGGAGCCGACTGGGGACGCCGATCCGGGCACCAGCACCATTCACTGGATCAAGCTGGAGAAAGGCAACCGGGCAACGGACTGGACTGCTGCGCCGGAGGATGGCGAGGCCAACCTCGAACTGAAGCTCTCCTCCGTTCGGGCGCAGATCAGCACGGAAGCGGACAGCATCAGGCAGGAGGTGCAGGCCACCTACGCTCTGGCCAGCGACATGTCGCAGGTGAAGACGCAGGTCGGCACCCTGTCCCAGCAGTCCGAGAGCAATTTTACCTGGGCCGTAACCCGGATCAATCAGCTGCAGGAAGACCTGACCAACGCCCATGAGGCCACCGAAGAAGAACTGGCCATCTTCCGCACCTACATGTCCTTTGATGAAAACGGGCTGGTCATCGGAAAGACCGGAAACCCGTTCACCTTCCGTGTCGTGAACGACAGGCTGGCCTTCTACATGAACGACACCGAGGTGGCGTATCTGAGCAACAACAAGCTGTACGTCACGCAGGCTGAGATCCTGTCCAAGCTCATCATTGGTCACTTTGCCTTTGAGCCGCAGACAAACGGCAATCTCTCCCTGATTTATAACGGTTAATGAGGTGATCCCATGGCATCCACAGTATCCTACAGCGCGTCCCTGTGCACGAGGCACTACAATTCATCCTCCAATGCCAAGAACGGATATGCCAGTCAGGAGTTTTATGATTCCAGCTACAACAACGTAGGTATTATCAGCTTCGTCGGCATGAACCTTGCCAACAAGGTGATCACCAGTATCTGGCTGGATATTGACGCTTCAAAAGCAGGCTATGGCGCGGGAAGCACAAAGACCGTTTTCATGCGGAAAGCCAACTACCAGAATGGCATCGCATCCGGCATTGCGGGTTGGCAGTACACCGGAGATGAGCTTGGCACCTTCGACGGTTCCTTCTACGGGAACTACACCAGCTATTACATCACCGGGTCGCTGTTCAATGCCATGGCGGCATACATTGCTGCAGGCAACAACAGCTTTACGATTTATAACCCGTATCCCAGCGCGTCGTCCCAGGGGTATTCCTACAACTACCTGCAGTGGTCAAGTGTGATCATCACAATCACCTATGAGGAAGCTGTGTCCCAGCCGACTGTGTCTTCCTCCTCCGTGAACCTGGGCAGCGCCGTGACGATCTACACCAACCGGCAGAGCACCGCGACAACGCACACTTTGCTCTACAGTTTCGGCAGCACTAGCGGCACCATCGCCAGCAATGTCGGCGCGTCGGTCAGCTGGACGCCGCCTTTGTCACTGGCCAGTCAGATCCCAAGCGCTACCAGCGGCATCTGTACGATCACCTGTCAAAGCTATAACGGCGGGACGCTGACAGGTACCCGAACGTGCACGGTGACGCTGAATGTGCCGAGTACGGTTATGCCGAGCATTTCTTCGGTCACAGTCGAGGATACCAATACAACGGTCGTGTCCAGGATCGCCGCCTTCGTCAAGGGGCTGAGCACATTATCCGTCGCCATCACAGCGGCTGGTGTGTACGGAAGCACGATCTCTTCCTACCGTACATCGCTGGATGGCGTGAACTATACGGCGGCATCCTTTACAGCAACCAAGAAGCTGTCCGTAGCTGGAGATATGACGATGACGGTCACGGTTACGGACAGCCGTGGCCGGACAGCAACATACACGACCACCTTCAATGTGCTGGACTATTCGCCGCCTTCCATCACAGCCTTCTCCGCAGAACGCTGCAACAGTGATGGGTCTGCCGCTCAGCTGGACGGCACGAAGGCCCGGTATTCCTTTGCAGGAAAGGTCACCGCTCTGAATAACAAGAACGGTCTTTCCTGCGTGGTGTATTACAAGCTGAAGAGCGCCACAGCCTGGACGACGGCAGAGCAGATGGCCATCACCAGCTATACGCTGAGTGCCACCAACAAGCTCCTTTCCCAGACCTTTGACGCGCTGTACAGCTATGACCTGAAGGTGCGGCTGACCGACTATTTCTATTACGTGGAGCAGGCCGTCGGCATCGGCACTAAGGGAGTCATCCTGGACTTCATGGCGGACGGCACCGGGATCGGCATCGGGAAGGTGGCAGAGACCTCAGGGTACATCGACTGTGGCTGGCCGCTGAAACTGAGTTCCGCGTTGGCGGTTGCCTACGGCGGCACGGGAGCCACATCGGCGGCGAGCGCCATTGCCAACCTGGGTGGTGTGAAGAAAACCGGAGACACGATGACAGGCAACCTGAACATTTCCGGCTATCTTTATCCCTCGCTGCTTCTGCTTCCGACCTACAATGATACTACCAACCGGACGGTGTTTGAGGGCAGCTACGCAGGAGCTTCTTCCTTCGCTGCCTGGGAGGACAGCACGGGCAACAATCGCCGAATGCTGGAAGTCCGCACGAAGGCTTATCAGAACAGCTTAGACTGGGCTGTACTCCTGCGGGTCTGTGACGCGGGCACCTGGGGCAACTACCGTGTGTTCCATTCCGGCATGGTTTCCGGTGTGCCCGTGGCCAATGGCGGCACGGGTGCGACCACCGCTGCAAACGCCCGGAGCAACCTTGGCACAAACAACGCGGCAAATATCACCACAGGCACACTTCCGGCGGCGAGACTGCCGTTCAAGTACGCCTATGGCTCCACGTCCATCAACGGTTCCAGCGCTACCTATGTGGATTACTCGTCTGCGGGCTTCACCTCAACTCCCGTGGTTCTGGTGACCTATTCTACGACGTCGGGCAACTGGTCGGGCGACAACGGTGCGATCAAGGTGCACAGCAAAACGACCAGCGGATGCTATATCGTAGTCGGCGGCAACTTCAGCACAAGCCGTAACGTTGACTGGTTTGCTTTCGGTGTATGACTATGAACAGATATCATTCCCGGGATCAGCCCGCTTCCAACACGGAGGCGGGTTTTTCTATATCAAAATGATTGGAGGAAACGACAATGCGGAACTTTTCTATCGACCTGATCTGGGCAAAGATCCAGATCGCCATCACGGCCATCGGCGGATGGCTGGGTTACTTCCTTGGAGGCATCGACGGCCTGATGATCGCCCTGCTCATTTTTATGACGCTGGACTACATCACGGGCGTCATGTGCGCCATCGTGGACAAGAAACTGTCCAGCGCCGTGGGTTTCAAGGGTGTTTGCAAGAAGGTTCTCATCCTGTTCATGGTAGGTATTGCGAACATCGTCGATCTGCATGTGATCGGCTCCGGCAGTGCTCTTCGTGGTGCGGTGATTGCCTTCTACCTCTCCAACGAGGGACTCAGCCTGCTGGAGAACGCGGCCTACATCGGCCTGCCCATCCCGGACAAGCTGAAGGCCGTTCTGGAGCAGCTGCACAACCGGGATGAGAAGGAAGGCAAAGACGACCAGGGCGACGGCGAATAACCGCCGCCCTTTTCCCATTTGGAGGTGACGAAAATGTCTGAAAGAATCAATACGCCGTTCACCAATGAGCACTTTGCCGACTGGTGCCAGAAGATGGTCGGCCAGCCTTATTGGTACGGCACCTGCGTCTACAAAGCCACCAACAGTCTGCTGTCCCGGAAGAGCAACCAGTATCCGTCTTCTTATGCTTCCAGCCGCATGTCCCGTTACAAGCAGGACATTGCAAACAAGGCTGTCGTGTCTGACTGCATTGGCGGCTGCAAGGGCTATGCCTGGACAAACGGCGGTCAGGGGGTACTGGAAGCCATCGGGACGGATAAAACCATCACCAGCAAATATGGCTCCAACGGGTGTCCGGACAAAGGCGCGAACAGCATGTTCTCCTGGGCAAAAAAGAAAGGCATGGACTGGGGCACCATCGACACCCTGCCGGAGATCCCTGGTCTGGCGCTGTACAAGGACGGTCATGCCGGATACTACATCGGCAACGGATATGCTGTGGAGTGGCAGGGCTTCAGCTGGGGCTGCGTGAAGACGCAGGTGAAAAAGCGCCCCTGGACACACTGGTACAAGCTGCCGTTTATCGATTACGGCGATACCAGCGGCGCACAGGTCGCTGTTGAGGCGGTCACCGTGTACACGCTGGGCAGCAGGTTGCTGAAGAATGGCACTTCCGGCACGGACGTGAAAGCACTGCAGGAACTGCTGAACCAGCTGGGTGCCGCCCTTGAGGTGGACGGTCAGTTTGGCAGCAAGACAGAAGCCGCCGTGAGGGCTTTCCAGAAGAAGGCCGGAATCAAGCAGGACGGCAAGTACGGTGATCAGACCCATGGTGCCCTGATGGCCGCTGTGGCGGAGGACGATGCCGGGCAGCAGGCCATGACGGAAACGCAGCCCGAACCGGAGCAGGAACAGCCCGTCGCCGGACAGACTACCATCCGGGTGCTGATCAAATCCTCCGGAGGGAAGGTCAACATCCGCACGGGCAATGGCACCAGCTATAGCCGTATTACCGCCGTCGCGCCGGGCACAACGCTGGAGTACGTGGCCAGCGCCTTCAACGGCTGGCAGGCCGTGAAGATCGGAAGCCAGGTTGGATGGGTTTCCGGGGAGTACAGCGAGATCACCAGTGAGTAAATTCTTGGGGAACCTGCTTTTCTAGTGGGTTCCCCTTTTTTCGTTGATGTGCTTTGCAAGAAAAACGAAGTATTTCAATGAAATCCACAGAAATAATTCAAAACAGAGTCAATACTACGTGAAATGCACGGAAAACGAGAAAAATATGTAGAAAAAAATTTTCAAAATTATTGACTTTCTTTGACCTTAGATATATAATATAGACACCATCAAGGAAGGGGGATCGAAAGAGAGCCCGAACAAGATGGAATTAATGCGACCCTGCAAGCGTGGCAATGAACCAAGCGTACAAGGCCAATGAATTGGAGGTTTGCATTATGAGTACTTATCTTCCTACCGTGTTTGGTGAAAACCTGTTTGACGTCTTTGATGACTTTGACCGTGACTTCTTCCGTGGGTTTGGGCGTCCGGAGCATGTGCTCTACGGCAAGAATGCCAGCCGCCTGATGAAAACCGATGTGAAGGAAACAGATGAAGGCTATGAGGTGGATGTGGATCTGCCTGGCTTCAACAAGGATGAAATCAAACTGGATCTGAACAACGGTTACCTGACCATCTCCACCGAGAAGAGTTTGAACAAGGAGAACAAGGGTAAGATGCTTCGTCAGGAGCGTTACGTCGGCACCATGCAGCGCAGCTTCTATGTGGGTGAGAGCATTACTGAAGATGACATAAAAGCCAAGTTTGAGAATGGTGTACTGAGCCTGATGATTCCTAAGAAGGAAGCCCCGAAGGTTCCTGAAAAGAAACAGATTTTGATTGAAGGATAAACACACACTGCAAGCCCGCAGTCTGGTTCTTACGAGCCGGACTGCGGGCTTGTTTTTTTTTAACTACGGGATCAGCTTTCCAAAACCATATGGATGTTGGTGGGAAGCTCTCTCCTCCAATCCATCCCAATCGGAATGGGTGGAAGCCACCGGATGATGGGCTTCCTGTCTGGAAACTTTGCGCTCCTGGGGCCAACCCAGAAGGTATGCCAGTGCGCTGCCCGCACATGAGGCCGTGGACTGGAATGAGCGCCCTGCACAGAAGCCGTTTCCTTCTCAGCAGAGCGCTCATGATTTTTGTAATTCCGGATGGCATTGGAGACGCGGACACCGACATCCCACACCTGAGGTTCCTTGGGACTTCTCACCCCGCCGCTGATTGTCCGCCGTTTCTGCGGATGCTCGATCTGCGGCATATCCGGCTCCTCACTGCACAGGTAGAGGAGCAGCTGCAGCATGGAGGAAAAGGTCTTCCGGTATTCCTCCCGACTGCCAATGTAACGATTGTCCCGCTTTCCCATGAACAGATCGTCCACCTGATCCACCCGGTTCATGGCATCCAGCAACGATCCTTCGCCAAAGGGCAGCGCGACCATTTTCGGCTGATCGCAGCCCTCCAGGAACATTGCAAACTGGAGATCCACGTTTCGGCTGAAGAGGTTGTAATCCAAGTGCGCGATGAAGCCCTTCATCGGATGACGTTCGTAGGACAGCCCAGGCGTTTCAATGTACACCGCCCATTCCGGGAGATGGTACAGGCAGTCCGTAGGCAGGTTGCCCGTGAGGGGCTGACTGATCAGCGCCTCATAGATTTCCGGGGCAAACCGGTATATCCCTTTGCTGGCCCGCCATACGTACATGCTGCCGATGGTCATCATCTCATCCATGTGCGTGAGGTAGTAGGATTCCCCGTATCTGTTGGTGATCAGCAGAAAAGGAAAGAGCGTCGGCATGATGCACCAGTCCGGTACATTCTTGATCAGGCTGACGCCGCCTGACTTGCTGTTCAGGATTTTCTCCGGCTCGGCATACACCTTCCGCAGATCCGTCCAGAGATTGGGATACGTCCTGTTAAGCTGCCTGATCCATACGTCAGGCGCGTAGGGTGATAATTCCTTCCTGGCCATTGTAATCCTCCTTTCGGCCCAAGGTCAGTGAGGATATATCACTCTGAACGCCTGAAATAGCAAGTGAATTCTTGCTGCGGGTGTCTTTCCGCAAAGCCACAGAATCGGCCCGCTGTGGCGCACAAAAAAGCAGCCGACCGTTTTCCGGACAGTCGGCTAAAGGCGGCACGTGGGGCCAACAGCGACCAAACACGGCCCAATCAGGCGGTAGCGGTAAGGTCAGCCGTGCTGGCGACCGCCATCGCCGTTTCACTTTTCTGCTTCTCCACTTCAGAGGGCTCTATCGGGCCTGCGATCTGCGCAAAGCACTCCGGATGATCCTCTGATGTCACCGCGAAGATGTACAGGTGCGCTTTTCCCGGTCGCCTGTGGATGTTCAGGATTCCACGCTCTGCAAAATTGTTCAGATGGAACTGGGCGGACGCACCGCCGGTTTGCATCAACCGGGCCATATCCTCTACACTGAATTCGTTCTCAGCGAATTCCTCATAGAGCCTGCTGAGGTATTCCTTCTGCATCCCGGTGAGGTCGTTGCTGCGGATGCTTTCCTGCGGCCTGTTGCAGATCTGGTAGGTGCAGTGCGACCCATTACCTGCTTCTGATATCACCTTCTTTGTAACGAGGCCCAGGTTAACAGCCCGCCGGACGTCATTGCCGTATTGGGTTTTGGTCAAATCAAATCGTGTTCCCCAGTCTGATGCCGTAAAGGTGTTCTGCCCCTGTTCAATCATCTCAAGCAGGAAGGTACCGATCCGGTAATCCCGCTGATTGGTTTCATCCTGCCGCATTGCTTTCAGCTGATTGATCAGGGCCTGCGTAGGGCGACCGGGCATCAAGCCTCCATGGATGTTGAACTGATACAAAGCAGGGCGAGCATGCGGCGTTGTGTTTACGATCATGCCGCAGGCAATCATGGCATCGCAGGAGTCCTTTGCATGCTCGAGGCTCAGGCCTGTGTATCCTGCCCACTCGCTGCGGGCAAAGGTTGTGATGCCCTTGCGGATCATCTCCCGAACAATGACCGCAGTCCGCTGCTTCGTGTCGGATTTGCTTTGCTCAAAGGCTCTCAGCTTTTCCTCGAATGCCGCCGTCATAGCAGGCGGGCTCTCATTGGCTTCCTTCTGTTGGGCTTCCACCTCACTTTCTTCAGACTCCGGAGGCTTACTGGATGCGCCTATGATCCGGAAGGAATACTCCATGGGGCTCACATCCGTGTGGCGATCCGTCAGTCCCTTCTGATACAGGACGCGGCATTCGTAATCGGCATCCTTCCGCGCTATGCCCTGTACCTGGCTCCATTGACTGACGGAAAAACGGATCAGGCCCTGATCCAGCATTCGCTGTACCTTGGCAGGATATTCCCGGTGGACGGATTTCGGTGAATGCTTGAGCTTCCGCACCTGCTCCATAAAGCTGTCCGCCGATTGAAGCGGCCAGGGCTTGGCTGTCCGTTGGCTGTCATCCGGAAGCGGCTCATCCTCCTCATCCGGGAAGACTGCCTCCACCTGGGACGCAGGTGCGCTGGGTGCGCGTAACGGCTCGCGGGCCATCTCTCTTTCGCGGGCAAGGCTCTCCTGCACACGCCTACGTTCACGTTCCTTCTTGCTGTCCAGCGCCCTGACCAACAGATCCAGGTAGTATTCCATGAAGTACGTCAGGTCTCCGCCGTTTTCAGAGCGCAGGATTTCCTGCATGCACTTGTAGTATCGGTAATTCTCCTTTGCGATCACACTGGAAATGGAAATGTCACGGAAGAAATCGTAGCCGCTTCGCAGGAGCACAGCAGACGAAATCATCCGTGACAATCGTTCATTGCCCTCCGGGAAAGGCCGGGCCACCAGAATATAGGCCTGTCCGACAGCGGCCTTGATCAGTGGATGTACATTCCCAGCCTGCAGGAAGGCATAGTATTCCGTCATCCGGTCAGGTAGGCTGTAGGCCGAGGGTACCTCATACGGTTCGCTGTTCATGGCGGCAATGGGATGCTGGTCTGTCTGCCGGTAATCCTCAGCGCAGTTGTCCATTTCCTCTGTCAGCATGAAAGCAAGGGATTTGACAAAGCCCTCGTCCAGGGGGCGATACAGGGAACCGATCATGCCCGACCAGGCGTGACGGTTGTTCCAGATCATCTGCTCCTGGATGTTCTCCGGCTCCGTCCCGCGCTGAAGGAAATCCATGGCCTCCTGCAGGGGGATTTGTGCTCCCTCCACAAAGCTGGTGAAGAACATTTCCTCCGTCATTGCGCTGGTCATCGGCGCTCTGTAGGGATCAAAGCACTCCTCCTGCTCCATTGCCTCCGCGCAGAGCCGTTCGCTGGCTGCGATCATCTTCTCCGTCAGCACATACCAGTACGGCATCCCGGCTGCGTTGGACAGCGGAAGAATGATCGCTCCCGCCTTTCTGCGGTTCAGCAGCTCCGGCCAGAAGGTATCGATGGAAACATTCAGCGGGAGCTTGAAGAGCACCTCCTGCCGGGAAAGGTAATGCTGCTGGAAGTACTGAAGCAGTCTGTCCTTATCCATTGCCATCCGTCACACCTCCTCAGCTAGTTCTTCCACTGCCGCCGTCCGGGGGCAATTGCAGATCGGCAGGCTGCGCGGTCATCAGGTCAAATACGATCGCGTTGTGGGAGGCGATATAGGTGCCAAAGACGGTTCTGGGCTGTTCGTCTGTCCAGCCGGTCAGCCTGCGTATCCGTTTGAGCAGGCTGTGTCCGCTCATTTCAAACTCGGACTTGGTGACAGCCGGGATGACGATGGCCTCCCGGTCGTCCACGGTACAGGCCTGCACCAGCAGCATCTGCCGATCCTCATTGATCAACATCTGCACCTGCTTGGGGTGATCCAGGGTGTCCAATACGGCTTTGTTAAACAGGATGCTGCCTTCTTCCAGGCATAGGGTCAGCTTCAGCGGCTCTGTTCCATATGGGGCGTATCCTCCAAATTCACTCATACCTTTGTCACCTCTCCTGTCTCCTGATCAATGATCTCCATCGGCATCTGCGCTGCCTTTGGGTTGTCAGCGGTTGTCTCCATATAGGCGTATCCGTCCAAAAGGTTGATTTGTGTCGAGGCGGCGTGCTCCTGCACGGGAATGCCGAAGGAATCCCGCCAGTCCGCCGGATACATCGGCACAGCCTTCTTCCGCTTCACTGTTCCGTTCTCATCCATTTCCTTAACCTGGGGCAGGAAGGCCTCCGTGCTGGTCAGGTCAAACACATACAGCTGCTCTCCCTGATAATTGATGCGGGTGCCCTGCAGCTTATACCGGTACAGCGCCTCCCAGCCCATCATGTCGTACAGCTTTGCCGTAAACAGGCCGCAGGTAATCTGGCGGCTCTTTCGCTTATCATCCCTTGTGACGCACCAGCGGATAGCGTCCCGCGCTCCTTCGCTGCAGGGGCGGATCACCAGCTTTTCAGCGGTCGGGTTCACCAGCACCTGCACGTAGATCACCTGCTCAAGCCGGGAGATGCAGGCGTTGTTGAATATGATGCTGTTTCCTTTGATGGTCAGCGTGGGATCGAAGCGGTGTGAGAAAAATTCCCTTCGCACCACCTGGTAGCCGTCAAAGGAGAAGCCTGCTTCTAGGGCGATCCGGGCCGCTTCCTCACGCTCCTCCTTACTCAGGGGCTTGAACCCCGTGGATGTCATCTTCTGCGTCTGATCCAGCACAGAAGCAGGCACCGCGCCGGGAAGAGGCTGCGGATGCGCATAGGTCATCGGCTGGGGCTGTTGATAGGGTCGTTGCATCTGTCCGTACTTGTAATCGGGTCTGCGATCATCCATGACAATTCCTCCATTCTTTCATTGGAATATGGGTGTTTGGGTGTATGCTGCATCACCTCCACAGCTTGCCGACCAGGAGCACGTCCAGCCTGCGGCAGATCTCCGGAGCGCAATCGATCAGGGCAGTATCATCGTCCAGGGAAAGCTGCTGGTAAAAGTCCCGCATGAACTTTTCGTTGAACGCGCCATACACCATGCGGCTGGACTCGTCGTGCATATGGCATTCGCAGCGGTAAATATAGCCAAGCCAGTAGGCATATTCGTAAAGGTCTGCCAGCGCCTTTTCATCCGTGGGAAGCGTTTCAGAGCTTCTGTCGCTGTTCCCGTTCTGCATGGTATCCTGGCTGGTTTCCTGCATAGCTCCATCGTCATCCAGGCATGCCTTAACGACCGCCATATTGGCACTTTCCCCAGGGTCGACTCCGCTGACGATGCTGTCCAGCCACATCACGACGTCCACGATCAGTTGGGGCGACTTGAGAAGAACGGGTATCCGCAGAAACTCGGAAATATCGTCCGTTTCCATCCCGCCCGCCACTGAAAAGCTGTAGTCAATGACGCCTGCCAGCTGGCTGTTCATGTACACCGGAGCGAACTCCTCCATAGGGATTCCACGGTCAATCGCCGCCATGAAAATGTTTCCCTGCATATCACAGTAGGCCAGATCCCGTGCGGTGAACTCCCGCTCGATCTTTTCCACCTCCGGGTTTGCCGGTGACTCCCGCGCCATCTTCATCAACCGGCGCACGTTGCGGGACAGGGGCCTGCTTCGCGCCGGATTCTTTACGCTTCTCATTCCGTACCTCCTTCCGTTTCATTGATCACCATGGATTCCAGCAGCTGATCCTGCAGGGCATCCACCACCTCCTCGTCTATGCGGTGGTCGTCGCCGAGGATTTTGGGCATGGCCATGACGTCCCATTCGCCTTCGTCGTCGATAGACGGAAGCCGGACGTCGCCCTTATGCTCAAAGACCGGTGTGCCGAAGGTGCGCCGTTCAATCTCAGCCAGCTCCTGCAGCTTCCGCTCTATTTCCTCCGTGTCCTCGATCTCCTGCGGCTCTTCCTCGTCGTCTGCGGAAAAGAAGATGCCTCTCGTCTCCTCGGACTCCTCCCGGATGGCTTCCTCTGCCGCTGCCACCTCTTCCTCCAGGTTTTCATTCCGGCTTTTCTTCGCGGAGCCGATGAAATTATCCAGATCAAAGAAAAGAATTGTTTCATCATCTCTGCTGCGCACGATGCAGGGCACCCGGTAGGTATACTCGCTGTCCCAGTCCAGAATGCTGAAGAGGATACGGCAGAAGGCGCTGGCGCTGACCATGCGGCTTTTCCCGTTCTCAGTTGCCCAGCAGATGGCGTTGGGATTGTCCTCCGCGCAGGGGCGGACGGCCAGCATGCGCTCCACCGGGTTGAACAGCAATTCAACGTACTGTGTACGGTTCAGGGAAAGGCTGGTGCCGCTTTGCGCGATCCGGTTCAGCCGACTGATGCAGGTGGAATTAAAGGCAATCTGGTTTTTGCTGAAGCGCACCACCGGGTCTAACGCATGGGAGAACATATCGGCGCTGACCACCTGAAAGCCTTCCACGGGCATGCGCTTCTTTTCCTCCTGCGTCTCGGCAGGCTTGCCCTCCAGCTGTGCCTTGACTGCTTCCTCCACCTGGCTCAGCTGCCGGGCGATCCGCTGGACGCCATTGTCGTCCGTAAGCCCGGCGATCCTTTTTCCGCCATCCGGCAGGTGCTCGTTCTCCAGATCCGATTCCAGCTCACCCTCCGTAAGGCCCATGGCGATGCTGCAGATCCGGTAATACTCATCCGCCTCATAGCCCGCCCAGGATCGGTTGATGGAAATAAATCCGGTCAGCGCGCCGTGATCGATCACCGCCATGGGAAGGTAGCCGCCGGTATGCCGGAAGCGATGACTGTTCAGGATACGCTGGGCGGCATTCCACTGAGCACGGGTGATAATCGCGTCATGATGTCCGGGCTGGTAGTACTTGTTTTTCTTCCCATTGTTCCGCTTGGACTTATGATCATGGAAATTCGGCGTCCAGGTCTTACGTGCCAGAACGTCGCCACAGTACCGTTCATTCCGCAGAACGTTGTAGACTCCGCCCTCCGACCAGCGGGTGTTCGGCTTACCGTTAACCTTCCGCTGGCCTGTCTCACGCTCCAGCTCGGTCAGAGTGGAAGCAATCTCCGTGATGCTGCTGCCGTTTAGGAGCATGTAGTACATGAGCCGGACGGTCTGCGCTTCATCCTCGTTGATCTGCAGCACCTTTTTATGGCTTCCGTGACCGTCCGGCACCTCTACCCGGTCATATCCCAGGAGAGCAGGCGTAATGAACCGCCCACGGCTGAAGCGCCATTCCAGGGAGAGCAGCATGGCTTCGCTCTTCATGTGGCTTTCTTCCTCAGCGACCATGGCCAGCACGAAGAGGATAATGTTGCTGGTGGAGTCCAGGGTGTTCAGGTGCTCCTGCTCAAAGAAAACCGGGATCGGCGGATCATGCTCCTTGAGCTTTCTGACCCAGCCGATACAGTCCAGCAGGTTCCTTGCAAAGCGGCTGACGCTTTTGGTGATGATCATGTCGATCTTTCCGGCCATGGCGTCCTTCATCATGAGCTTGAAGGCGGGACGATGATCCGTGTTGGTGCCGGAGAAGCCGTCGTCCACATAGGTACCGACGTACCGCCATTTGGGATTGGCCTTGATCATATCCCGGTAATTGTTCTTCTGAAGCTCAATGGAGATCACCTGGTCAATGTCATCCGTGGAAACACGACAATAAGCGGCGACGCGCAGGATCCGATCATCACTGACCGCCGGGCCTGACGTTGCCGCTATCTTCCGGACGCTCTGCCCGTTCTGGGCATTGACCTCTTCGCGCAGGGCCTGCTTGGCGCGGGCGCGTTCCGTTTCAAACCCTGTTCCGGGTGGACGGACTGTATCACCGGACTGCCGCTCCTGCAGCTCATCGGCTTTTTTCCGGGCCTTCTCCTCAGCCCGTGGGCGTATGTCTTTCAAGGTGTGGCTCACTCCCATTCCTATGGATTCCGCGCCTGATGGCTCATCAGGTCAGCGGTACATGGTATATAGCCATACTTTTGAAAGCCCAGCAACGTCTGTCCGGTCGTAATCCGGAAATTAACCCAGGATATGATCGTCATCCCGTGTGATGATCTCCCAGCCGTCTGCCGTAAAGGAGACCAGATCAAACGGATTGATCTCCAGAATGGCACATACCGCCAGCCCAAAGCGCATGTTGATGCTGCCCATGGGCCGCTCGCCATACTCGATCCGCTGGTACTGCCGGATGTGCACCCCGGCGAGGGTGGCCACCTGCTGCTGTGAAAGACCCTTCTTCAACCGGGCCTTTCGGAGCATCTCCGTCTCCGTTGTTTCTTTACGGTTCACTTTTGCCGCCTCCTGACTTAAGGTCAGTGTGGTACTACGCCATAGAAGTCGTGAAAAGTCAAGCGTAATAGAATGGCGGTTGTTTCTTTTATCAGGCAAAAAAGAAAAGGCGGGGAACCTGCCCCGCCAGACACCGTTATGATGTTGGTTTATTCATACAGCGCACACTGAATCTTTCTGCTGATCTCTTCGCCAATAAATATGCCTTCATTACTTCCGGCGTTATGTTTCCACCCGGCGTATGTGATATATCCTTTTTCACCGAAATACAAGGTGGCTCCATTCCTTGTTTTACCGGAATGGGACGGATAAGCGACATGCACGATGCCGGGTTCTTCAAACCAGCAGTCAAGTATGTTTGGATGACTCGAAAGGACTTCACGGCAGATATCCTCAAATTCAGCCTGAGAGATCGACTGCCGCTGTTCATACTTTCCCTGCTTGTGCGATAGGATTTCTGCCCTTAAGCGCTCAGGAGCATATTCACTCACACTATGCCATTGTCCCTTGAAGCGAAAATAGAAATCATCAGCTTCTTCTTTCATCGGGCACGTATATGTTCCGGTTCCCGTTGTGATCTGAACCCAACTTAGAATCCAATTAATCCCAACAATAAGCATTTTACATATTCTCCTTCGGTGTACATATGTCCGTCTTCGGTCCGCCTGCTTCAGTTGCCCCAACATTGAAGTTGATTGCCGGAGAAAAGGTACCGATAACCGGCGTCTTGTTTTTTGCATAGGAAACGCCAATCCCTAATCCAGATCCGACTGTGGCTACAAAAGCGAAGGTTGTAATGTATGGATGCGCCATGGCAAAACTCCAAAAATTCATCACGTGTTCCTCTCTTTCTTAATTGTCAGCGACTCCAACCACTTGTTAAAGTCAGCAAGAGTAATTTCTCCTGTAACGACTTTTTCCGACATCGATTCTTTTCGGGCATCAATCTCATCTAGGAATCTATTTATGGCTTCAGATTGTTCCGGATGCCGCCTTCGCACATTGTACAAACGGCTCTGTGCTCCTCGAATACTTTTCAGGACTGCATCCTTGGTTGTTTTTTCCCGACTGGCAACCTGCGGATAGAGTTCTTTACAGGTTTTCAGCTCGTTTTGCGGGGACGGAAAATCACAGTATTTTGCGGTTGTTCGCTGAGCCACAAAGAACTTACCACAGGCAGGATTTTGGCAGCGCCGGAACTTTACATTCTGATCAAGCATCTGCATGTATTCCAAAGCCATATATGCCTGAAAGCTGGTAACACGATAAATTGGATTAAATGCCCGTGTCACTGGGTCGAATACAAGCTTCATCTCTACAGCTGGGAGGTTTTTTGTTTCCTCAACAAAACGCGCATAAACTTCATTATTTGAATCTGAGTTCACTCCAGCCTGAATTGAAGCCAGTGCAGCAAATGCGTCATGCCCGTTAATCAGATCAACGAGATAAAAGTCAAAACAGAGAGAAAGAAAATCTTTCATGGAGACGACATCAGAAACCGGAATAAGTAAATCATCCCCTTGATCCATCATTTCAGCAGCTTGAATCAGGAAATTGCGCGGTCCGTGGTAACTGATTGTTTCCATGACCCTGAAAAAGGATGCAAGGCCCAAATGTGAAGCGGGTCTGAACTCGTCATACAGAAAGCACTGTTCAATATAATCCCGCGCATCGCTTAACCCGGACTGTTCATACCGAATATCGCCACCAGGATACATCAAAACCATATTTCTGATGATCCGAGACAAACTGCGGTATGTCTCTCCCTGGAAGATCCGGCACGGTAATAAACCGAGCGGATACTCTACCCGTTTGTTAGGAGAAGGCAGAACCTGGGTAGCAAGCATAGAAAACATAAGATACAGTCCGAAGGTGTCCATAGGTCCCTCCAAAGATACTATTCGCTGGCCAGCGTTTGCTAACAGGCCGTACGCTCCTGTTAACGTTAAAGATTATATAGCTAACAGTCTGCGATTGTCAATCCGAAAAACAGCTTAAAACGCATACTTTTTAGGAGTTTCTGTAGACAATTATAAATGCATTGTAATTCTGTTTTTACGATTGCTAACATCAATGGTTGCCAAACCCTGCTTTTTTGTCCTGTGGGTACTGAAGGAGAGGAACGATAATGGCTCCTTCAGATTGGAGCGATCCCATGACGAAAGAGCAGAAGCATTTGATTGATCAGTACCGTCAGTCCGGCATGAAGTATTCAGAGATTGCCCGCACGATCGGCCTGCCGGAAACCACCGTCAAATCCTATTGCTACCGGAATCCCGTTACCAGTCCTCAGCCGGTACCCACAGGGCCAGTATGCCCACAGTGCGGGAAGCCGATCGCTTTCGGGAAGTTCAGACCCCGTCGCTTCTGCTCTGACGCCTGCAGGAATAAATACTGGCTGACGCACCATGAAGCCACCGCCAGCCGTGCAGGCAAAAAGGTAATCTGCCAGCATTGTGGGAAGCCCTTCACGGATTACGCAAACCGGCATAGAAAATACTGCTCCCACCCGTGCTACATCGCCGCCCGCTACGGAGGTGACCAGCATGAGTGAAGAGCAGTTCGACCGGGAGCTGAAGTTTCAGGTATCCATGGCACTGGTGGATGAGATGCTGGAGAAAGGGATTATCGGGCAGGAGGATTACGAAAAATGGCTCCAGCACATGACGCAAAAATATAACCCGCCTATCGGTCGCGTTGTATCAAAGAAGAGCTCGTAACCGCTTGACTTTATTGGCTTTTAGAGTGAGTAATGTCGACCGAAAGGAGGTCGTGAAATGGCCAAAGTTGTAAGGAAAATCGATGCGGCTGCGCCAGCGCCGGTCAAGCTGAAGCGGGTCGCCGCTTATGCGCGGGTGTCCATGGAAACAGAACGCCTGAACCATTCACTCTCCGCCCAGGTCAGCTATTACAGCGAGCTCATCCAAAAGCATCCCGGCTGGGTGTACGCTGGCGTGTATGCCGATGACGGCATCTCCGGCACCAAGGTCAACAGGCCGGAGTTTCAGAAAATGCTGGCTGAATGCGAGGCGGGCAACATCGACATCGTCCTGACCAAATCCATCTCCCGCTTCGCGCGAAACACGGTGGATCTGCTGGAGACCGTTCGTCACCTGAAGGAGCTGAGCATCGAGGTTCAGTTTGAAAAAGAGCACATCAACTCTCTGAGCGACGACGGAGAGCTGATGCTTTCTTTATTGGCCTCTTTTGCCCAGGAGGAAAGCCGGAGCATTTCGGACAACGTCAAATGGGGCCAGCGGAAGCGCATGGAGCAAGGCATCCCTCCGGGACACTTCCGGGTGTACGGATACCACTGGGAGGGCGATACGCTGGTGCCCACCCCCGAGGAAGCAGTCATCGTGAAGCGCATTTTTCAGAATTTCCTCGACGGAAAATCCCGGCTGGAAACCGAGCGTGAATTTGCTGCCGAGGGCATCACAACCCGGGACGGATGCCGCTGGGTGGATTCGAACATCAAGAGCGTCCTATGCAACATCACCTACACCGGGAACCTGCTTCTGCAGAAGGAATTCACCGCTGATCCCATCTCGAAGAAAAAGAAGAAGAATCGCGGGGAGCTTCCGCAGTACTTTGTGCCCAACACCCATGAAGCGATCATCGACAAGGAGACCTTCGATTATGTGCAATCCGAAATGGCGCGGCGCAGGGAGCTTGGCCCGCTGGCCAACAAGGCACTGAACACCAGCTTCCTGACGGGAAAAATCAAATGCGCCTTCTGCGGGCAGAGCTACATGCACAGCCAGCGGCTTAACCGGGCAAAGCGTACTCTTCAGCCAGAAAAGATGGAAACCTGGGCATGCGGGTCGCGAAAAAAGAAGGGCGGACGATGCATCGGAAAGGAGATCCCACACAGGATCATCCTGCAGGAAGCCGCCAGCGCAATGGGCCTTGAAACATTTGATGAGCAGGCCTTTACCGAGCGGATCGACCATATCGAGGTGACCGGCGCACGGGAGCTGACCTTCCATTTCAGGGATGGTCACACGGACATCCGGCACTGGGTGAACACCTCCAAGAAGGATTGCTGGACATCTGAGTACCGGGCTGAGGTCTCCGCGTACCGTCGCCAGCATGCGCCAAACCGGAATGGCTGCTCATGCTTTACGACAAAGCTGAAATGCACGGTTTGCGGGGAGAATTTCAGGCGGCAGATGCAGCACCTCGCTTCCGTTGAAAACGAGACCGTTTACTACTGGCGCTGCCCGCATCCCACGAAGTGCGGCACCAGGGGCATCCGTGATGAAGAGCTCCGGCAGGCTACCGCAGAGGTGCTTGGCCTCGAGACCTTTGATGAAGCCCTTTTCCTGGAGCAGATTGATCACATCGACGTAAACGAGGAAATGATCCTGACCTACCTGTTCAAGAACGGTCACACCGTTGAGCGGAAATGGGACACGAAGCGGCGCATGCCGAAATGGTCAGCGGAGCGCCGGGCAATGTTTGAGAGTCAGCCAAAGAGAACCTACTCCCCGGAGCAGAGGAAACGGATGAGCGAGCACATGAAGGAAGTCAGGAGGAACAAATATTGGAGCAGCAAAGGAAAGTCGTAACCATCCCGCCGACGGTCAGCCGCTTTACGGCTTCACCCATCGCGGCTCAGAAAAAGCGTCGGGTCGCTGCCTACGCCCGCGTCTCCACAGACAGCGATGAGCAGTTCACCAGCTATGAAGCGCAGATCGACTACTACACCCAGTACATTAAGGCGCGGGACGACTGGGAATTCGTGAAGGTGTACACCGACGAGGGCATCACCGGCACAAGCACCAAACACCGAGAGGGCTTCAAGGCCATGGTAGCGGATGCACTGGCCGGGAAGATCGATCTTATCGTCACCAAGTCCGTCAGCCGCTTTGCCCGGAACACTGTCGACAGCCTGACTACCATCCGACAGCTGAAGGAAAAAGGCATCGAGTGCTACTTTGAGAAAGAAAACATTTGGACGTTCGATGGGAAGGGCGAACTGCTGATCACCATCATGAGTAGCTTGGCCCAGGAGGAAAGCCGGAGCATTTCCGAAAACGTCACCTGGGGCCAGCGGAAGCGTATGGCCGACGGTAAAGTCGCCATTCCCTTCAAGCACACCCTGGGCTTCAAGCGCGGCCCCAAGGGTGAGATTCTGGTGGATGAGGAGCAGGCGAAAATCGTCCGGGACATCTACGATTGGTTCCTCGAGGGGCTGACGCCACACGCCATTGCTGCCAAGCTGATGGAAAACGGTGTTCCGTCGCCTCGTGGCAAGGAGGTGTGGCATCAGGGCACGGTGAGAAGCATCCTGAGTAATGAAAAGTACAAGGGCGATGCCCTGATGCAGAAGTTCTACACCGAAGATTTTCTGACCAAACGGCAGATTCCCAACAAGGGTGTCCTGCCGCAGTACTACGTGGAGGGCAACCATGAGGCGATCATCCCGCCAGAAACCTTCGAATTGGTGCAGTTGGAGCTTGAGCGCCGGAAATCCAAAGGAGGCCGCTACAGCGGAGTGGACATTTTCGCCTCCCGGATCGTCTGCGGTGAGTGCGGCGCTTACTACGGCTCAAAGATCTGGCATTCCAATCAGGCCAAGTACCGCCGGGTCATTTACCGCTGCAATCAGAAGTACGGCGGGGACAAGACGTGCTCTACACCGCATGTGACCGAGGAACAGCTCAAGCAGGGATTTGTTGCTGCGCTGAACAAGCTCATCTCCAAGCGGGATGACATCATTGCCGGGCTGACGGAAGGCGCGGAAATCCTGTACGATACGACGGCGCTTGAAGCGGAGAAGAAACGCCTATGGGGTGAGATGTGCGTACTGGCTGAGATGGTGCAGGCAGCGATCAACGAAAACGCCCACGTTGCCCTCGACCAGAAGGAATACCAGAAGCGCTACGATGAACTGGCCACCCGATACGATAGCGTCAAGGCTGAGCACGACAAGGCAGCCGGGCAGATCGCCACTCTGATTTCCACCAAGACCGCAGCACAGCAATTCATTGTCACCCTGCAAGCCTTGCCGCAGAAGATGACGGCCTTCAATCCAGAGGCCTGGGGAAAGCTGCTGGATCATGCGACGGTTTACACCGATGGCAGCATCCGCTTCACCTTCCGCAACGGCATTGAGATCTGACGATCCGATCATACCCCTTCGCTCCTGTCGCTTTGACAGGAGTTTTTCCGTTTGCGGCGAAATAACAGGTGTGGGCTTGATAGTAAGCTCATGCTTAGCCTATAATGGGTTTGATCGAAGAGACCGTCATATCGGGATTTGTGGAGACGCAGCATGAAATTGATCATTGCAAGTAATAACAAAGGGAAAATCCGGGAATACAAAGATATTTTTGAGCCGCTTGGTTTTCTGGTGGTCTCCCAGGGTGAGGAGAACATAAATCTTGAGGTAGAAGAGACAGGAACCACTTTCGAGAAAAATGCGTTTTTAAAGGCGCGAGCAATCTACGATTTATCGCATTGCTGTGTTATTTCTGATGACAGTGGTTTGGAAGTGGAAGCCCTGGGTGGAGAACCGGGACTCTACTCTGCCCGGTATAAAGGGTTGAAGACAGAGCATGAACGCAGAATTGCCGTACTGAAAGGGCTGGAAGGAAAAGAAAATCGGAATGCTCGTTTTGTAACCTGTATATGTTTTGTTGATGAAACAGGAAAAGAGCACCTCTTTACAGGAATTTGGAATGGGGTTATCGCCGAAAAAGAAGAAGGAACAAACGGTTTTGGCTATGACCCAATCTTTATCTCCGAAGATGGAGACGGAAAAACTACAGCAAGTATGCCACTTTCTTTTAAGGAAACATATTCTCACAGAGCGAAAGCGGTAAAAGCATTGATGAACTATCTTCAATCCCGATAACTTTCAGTTTTGAGGATGGTATCAATGAAGCAGATTACGAACAAAGAATATGAAGAATGGCAGAAATACAAGGAGGAGAAAGCGAAAGGCCACATCCTGATGCCGGACACTCTCCGCTTCATCTGCGCTGCCAATGATTATGATCCGACGAAGATCGGTCAGCATTTCCTGGAGGTGCTGCCCAGGGTATGCCCGCCGGAAGAAGAGCATAAGCTTCACCTGTAA